GGTTGAGGCAGCAAGGGCGATTGGCCGCATCGAGGCCACCATCGTCGCGCCAAAGCCGAAACTCGAAACCAAGGCCCCTGATCCGATCAGCCCCGTGCGGGGATCGGCGGCGGTCGCCCGTGACCCTGAAAAGATGTCCTACAAGGACTTTGTGAAGTTCAGGGAAAACGGCGGAACACTCTGAAGGAGTGAATCATGCCCAACAGTTTCTTCACAGTAGCGGCCATCTCGAAAGAGCTGGTCCGCTTGATGGAGAACGACCTTGTTCTGGGGAAGTCGGTTGGCACCGACAACCTTGAAAACGAGGTCGTGAAGTCCGGTGGTCAGGTCAAGGTGCGTCGTCAGATGCAATACCTCGGCCAAGACAACAACCTCGACCTGACCTCCTACACGGAAGACGTGGTTGAAGGCACCGTCACCGTTACCCTTGATCAAACCTGGTCAAACAAGGTCACCGTTGGCGCTCTGGACCGCACCCTGTCGTTTGATCGGTATTCGGACATGGTTCTGAAGCCGATGGCACGGCGCGCAGCGGAGCGGGTTGAGGCGTCCATCGCGGCGCTGTATCCGAACTTCTACCTGTTCGACGGCACCCCCGGCACCCCGCCCGCGACCTATGCCGCACTGGCAAACGCGGGTGCAATCATGACCGACGCGGGCAACGCCGTGAACGGTCGCCTTGCCTTCCACAGCCCCCAAGTCGCGGCCAACCTTTCCGGTCTGATCCAAGGCACCTACGTGGACGGCAAGAACAAGACCGCGATGGAAATGGTCAAGGTCGGTCGCTACGCCGGTTTCGATAACTATGAGTCGGTCTTCGCGCCGATCCATACTGTCGGCCCGCTGGGCGGCACGCCTGCGGTCAACGGTGCTGGCCAGAACGTGACTTATGCCACGGCAAAGGACACCTGGTCGCAGACCCTGATCACGAACGGCTGGACCGCTGCTGCTGCGGCGCGTCTGAACGCTGGTGACACCTTCACCATCGCGAACGTGTTCATGGTCAACCCGAACACCAAGGCCAACACGCAGCGCTTGCAGACCTTCACGGTCCTGTCGAACGCTTCGTCGGACGCCTCGGGCAACCTGACTGCAACCATCTCGCCTCCGATCATCACTTCGGGCGCGTTCCAGACCGTCAACGCCGCCCCGGCCAACGGCGCTCTGCTGACGATCAAGACCGGCACGGCCAACACGGCTTATCGCCAGTCGCTGCTGATCGATCCCGGTGCCATCGCACTGGTTTCGCGTCCGTTGGACATCCCTTCGGGCGAAGGCCTGAAGACCTCCACCGTTTCCGGCGAGTTCGTCACCATGTCGGTGTCGTCTTGGGTGGATGGCAACACGCTGAACGAAAACATGCGCTTCGACATGCTGTGGAAGCCCGTCGTTCTCGATCCGCGCCGTGGGATGCGGTTGACAAGCTGATGACAACGGGCGGGGCTGTAATGGCCCCGCTCACTTTTTTGCAGGTGATGCCATGACCCGTAGTCGGCAGAAAGTTCGGCCCGTCCGCGTTGAAGGTGACGTTGCTTTTGTCCCCCTGTCCAATGGACAAGAGGCCATCATTGACGCAGCTGATCTGCACTTGGTTGATGGGTGGAATTGGGCGGCAAAGGTGCGCCCTTGGACCACTTATGCTGGCAGAACGGCATACGATGGCAATGCAAAAACCGATGTGAAACTGCACAGGATCATTTTGGGGGCTAGTGGTGCCCAGATCGTAGACCACAAAAATGGAAACGGACTAGACAACCGGAGGACAAATCTTCGGATTGTGACCGCTTCGCAGAACGCACAGAACGCGGCGAAACGCAAAGACAACTCGTCCGGCTGTAAGGGTGTCGGCTTTCATAAGAAGATCGGTCTTTGGGAAGCCTACATCAACGCCAGCGGAAAGCGCCTCAATCTTGGCTATCACGCCAGCCCGGAACAGGCGAACGCTGCCTACCTCAAAGCTAGCGCAGAAATGCACGGCGAGTTTGGAAGGGCTGTCTGATGGCGACGGCAAGAGATATAGTGGAAGCCGCCTATCGCAAGCTTGGCGTCGTGGCGTCTGACGAGCCGATGACGGCAGATCAGGCTGACAACGGCATCAACGCCCTGAACCGCATGATGCACGGATGGCTTCTGGACGGCATCGACATCGGCCATATCGACCTGGAATTGGCTGACGTGTTTTCAATGGAGCCGCAGTTTGAGGAGGGGTGCGTCTACCTTCTCGCTGAACGGCTTTCCCCCGACTACTCCGCCCCGGCCAACTTCAGCCCGTCGCGGTTCAAGCAGCGGCTGTCTGCGGCCTACCTGATCATCCCGGACAGCAAGATGGACCGGACGCTGACCCGTCGCCGGAGTTTCTGGATAGCATGAAGGTCGAGTTCACAGGGCAAAGCGCACGGGACGCGGATAACCCCGCTGGCAACCCCTCTCGCCTGATCAATGGGTATCGGGAGCCTATGGTGCCCGGAGGCCGTTCAGCAGCTGTCCTACGGGCTGTGCCGGGCATGGCAGACTTCGCCGAGGTCAACGCCGTTTTTGTTCGGGCGATGTCCGAATTCAGCAGCACGATCATGGCTATCGTGGGCACGAACCTTTACCAGATCAGCACGGACGGTTCTGTGCTTTTCGTGGGTAGCGTCACCGCGACGGATGACATCGCCGGGCTGGACCAAAGCACGGGCTATGTCGTTGCCGTGGCGGGCCGGAAATACTGGCACTGGAACGGCACGACGCTGACGACCATTGCTGCCGGGAACGTGCCCAATCCGGCTTCGATTGCCTATCTGGGCGGCTATGTCATCGTTTCGGACTACGGAACGCGGGTGTTCGGCTGGTCGGCCTTGGCAAACCCGACAAGCTGGAGCGGGCTGGACTTTGCCAGCGCGGAAATCACGCCGGATCCGATCATCCGGTTGGTGGCGTTCAAGGACGCGCTCTACATCTTCAAGTCGTCAGGCTTTGAGCGGTGGGCTGTGACCGGCGCGGCTGGTCCCGATGCATTCCAGCGCATTGGCGGCGCACAAGAGGAACCGGGTCTGCTGTCGTATGGCCTGATCACGACATTCCCCAATGGCATGTCCTACGTCGGATCGGATGGCCGGGTGTATGCGTTCGGGATCGGCCCGATTTCGACGCCTCCGGTAGAGGTGGCGATTGAGCGGCTGCAACCGGAGCGGATGTTCTACTATGAACAGCGCGGGCACGGGTTTATCTGCCTGGTATTCGGCGAGACTTTCGCCTGGTGCTACGACACGGCCACTGGAGAATGGCACGAGCGGTCGCAGGAAGATGGCCCGTGGCAGGCCAAGGCATCGGTAAAGGTCGGAACGTCCTGGTATGTCGGGACGGACGCAGGGAAAATCGCGCAACTGACGGACATGTGTTCCGACTTCGGCAGCCCGATGGTGCGGCAGTTCATTTCCAGGACTTTGGAAACCGGGGAACGCTTCCTCGTCAATAAGATCGAGGTTTTTCCGCGCATTGAGGGCGACCAGCAGGGCGACGGGGACACGACCGAGGCCAAGGTGACGCTGGAACTGTCGCGCGACGGCGGTTTCACCTATGGCACCCCGAGGGATCGTGGCGTTGGCGCTGTCGGGGAATACGAGACGCGGCTTGTTTGGCGGGCCTTGGGGCAATTCCGCAAGGCGACCATGCGGCTGTCGCTGTCATCCACCACGGACATTCCGCTTTTGTCCGAGATTGACGTGGTTCTCTGATGCTTAAGCTTCGGACAGACACCCGTTACATCTCGGCAGAGGGGAAAATGACCCAAGCCGGGGTCGAGGCGATACAGGGGCAGATTGACGCCGTAAGCACGGACGTTACGACGGTAAGCACGGCACTCGCGGCTGATATTGCTTCCTCGCGGGTGAAGCTGCAAACCGCAGTCGCAGCGGCATCGCAGACCAGCATTGATCAGACCGGCGTCCCGACTTGGGTAAACAGGGTCAGCATCGTTACGTCTCTTCTCAGCACGAACGGCGCTGACGACATTCTGATCCAGATCGGTGATGGCGCGATTGTCACCTCTGGATACACGTCCAGCGCGCAAGGCTTCACCGGGGCGGCCACAGGGCAAGCCACATCGACGGCTGGGTTCCTGGTGGACACGGACGGGGCCGCAGGGGCGATTGCAGGGACGTTCACGCTCACGCGGCAGTCAGGCAACACGTGGGTCATGACTGGCCTCTATCGCCGTTCTGGCACGTCTACGGGCATCACAATGGGCGAGCGGACTCTGACCGGCGCTCTTGATCGAGTGCGGGTGACGACAACGGGCGGAACGCAGACTTTCGACGCAGGCAGCGTCAGCAT